GGGATACCCAACAAGAAACATAGACGATTTATCATCGCCTGGGCTACCATGTGATCACAGTAGTCAGTAGCCTGTTCCCAATCAGTGGAGAACAGGTATATATCTTTGTCACCAAAGATGAAATTCGCACTTGGGTTCTTGTGCGAAAGGCGCTTGAAGAAATTCCAAGCGTGATTAGCCGCCCCGACACCTGATCGGGACGATGGTATAACTCTTAAATATACTAAGAGTATATGAGAAAGCACATGTAGTAAAACCGCATGTGCAAGGTGCGATACTGTTATCGCACGGTACTTTCCTAGTTCTGCAACTAGGGAAATTCTGACAGACATTACGTTTCTGTCATATACTTTTCTCCTATCTGAGAAAAGATTACATGCCCAATGAAATAGGCATTCACCATGGGAGTCGACTCCCGGATGTAGGATCTTCCCAGTAGGAAGACCAGTCTCAAGATTTAATTCTTGAATATCAGGGTTTTCCCTGAGTATATTCCGGGCTTTCTCAAGCTTGCCTCCGGATTCAGAGCTCGTAAAGAGACGGATCTGGAGCTGCGGTAAGCACCTCCTTAATACCCTTAAGTGTCTTAAGGTATACAGATCGGGGGGGAACCCCCGATGCCCGAGTTTGACTCAGGAGTACCACACGGTACATATCGATAGGAGTTTTCCTATCGGACATAAAGTCAGTAATGACTTTAAAGAAAGACAACTCTCGCGGGATGTCGATGGAGCGCATGTCTCCTATGGGGTTGAAACCAACCTCTTTGATTGCTCCTCGCAATCGTTTAATCTTCTCGTAACAAGAAGGATTTTCAGGAATTGTATTCCTGAAGTAGTCAGGTAAAAGCTGACTAATTAGGCAGGTTTGAATCTGCTCAATTCTTGTCCAAGACAAGAGATCTTCCCACATGGGGAAGGATAAGACGAGCTGCATAATCAGCCCGTCGACAGTAGCTAGAATTTGTTCTAGCTTAGATAGACCATTACGGTCTAATTTGTAGTTGACTAATTGGTCAACTCTTTCCTTGCCTGAAAATCCTTTCAGGCCAGCTAACATACGGAGTATTGCTACTCCGTTTGGATTATGCCTTCCGGCATTGTTCTTCCGGATTAATCTCCGGAACCAATAAGTCCCCTTGAAAAGGAC